GACAGGGTATAAGTAAGCGTTGTCGGCGTTGCATCCCAAACATCGTAAACCGCTTCATATCCAGCGTAAACGTAGAACGGCGGATAGTAAGTATGTCCAGTAATTACACCGTCTTCGTATTCCATTGGAATACCCTGGCTGGTATCATCAATAATCAAATCTTGGATAACTTGACTAAACCTGTGGGTATAATCTGCCTCACGAAAAATAGATTCAATAATACAATCCGGCGTATCATTACTCACATGATATGGAAGGGCTACGCTTGCACTACTCCACGTAATATTCTGAAGGGCAGCCAAAACCTCTGCCTTTTTCCCGTTCAAAACATTAATTGTCACGGGCCACATAGGTTCACGCTTGACGTGCGTCTTGTCTCCCGCTCCATGATGTCGTATGTCGTACTCTACGCCATAGGTTACATCGCCAACTACTACAGACTGAACATAACTTAAATTTGTCCAAGCTACAGGCGCAGAGGCCGATGCATCACAAATCACATATCGGTGCAAAGCATCTTGGCCGCGTAAATAACTATTTTCCGGCGGTGCTGGAAGTATGTCAGTAACAGCCATGTCTTTCTCCTTTAATTAGGCCATAAACATTATTTCATATTCATGTCTGAATTCTTTTATATCTTCTGTGGCTTTTTCTCCCGTATCTCTGATTCCTTGCACTACGATTCCCATATCCGTCAAGGTTTTACCGGAATAACTCGTTCCACCAAGCGTTACGGAAAACGTGGTCGTATGGAGTGTTTTTGTGTTTCGGAAAAGCTGAAGAATGTAGGAAGATATAATATTTATCTCTTCCGGCCCTCCAGTTTTCCGGTCATCCCACGCACCGAAATACATTTGATATAAACCGAGCCCCAGGCCGCCTTGCTGTTTTATTTCTTCGATATATTTTGGTGACTCGGTATATATCACGGGTTTTTCAAGTTGGCTCAGTACATCTTCTTCTGGGAAGCCTAAATAGGTTTCCCAACGACTCCAGGGAACACCGCCCGAAATCTTGGCATTGAAAAGAGCCTCGAAACATCTTTCACAATCTTCTATGATATGTGTCTGCCTAACACTCACTTATGTTCGCCCGTCTTTGCGTATCGCAAGCAAAACCTGTCGCCTGATTCTACCCTGTATAGCGGGTCGTCTCTCGTTTACAGGAGCTCCAATAAAGCGTCGGGGTTTCATTCGCTTCCTTTTCCCCTTTTTCCCCTTTGTGCCGTCATGAACATATCTGTTATAGTTTGCTATTTTGGGATCAGACCAAACAGCTACAACCGTACTCGACAACGGAGTCAGCTTCAACGAATTGGACAAGTTACCTGTAATCCGTGCAATGGGCATAGTGGCTTTGTGTGGCTGGCCTGGTTTATAATGCGGGCCGGAAAGATTCTTGTCGGCTGCGTCGTATATCTCCTGTGCACCCTTAAGTATCTCCCGCGCTCCAGCTTTAGCAAGAGCTAACTTTACAGCCCTGCTTTTAAGGATAAATCTGCTTGTGTCAACCAACTTTTCCATTAAGCCCTCCTCCTCACTAAATGGGCAACCTGTCCTACACTTGCGGGAATATCGGAAACATCCCTTATTAAATATTTCTTTGAATCTTTTGTGATATAATCCGTATATTCGCTTTTCCCCGACAAATCGGCAAACGAGCCGTCGGCCGTATTTACCGTCCCCCACAAAAAGAGATCGTCTTTCTGGATTTCCCCAATAGTTTCGATAAATTCTTTCATCGTTGGTATACTATTTCCCGCAAGCCCAACCGGAGAAAACACCGCCTTAATGTTAATTGTCGTAGTGCTGGTATTAATTAAACCAGTGCCCTCACAATCATCTTCTCCCGGATTTGCAACGTGCCAGTCGGGAGAATAATTCTTTCGACCCTGTTCCATACAGGGACAAGTATCTCCCGTGACCGTTGTTAGCGTGGCAGTCTCCGCAAGATCGTCAGTTGCCAACCATAAAAGAAATTGATCTCTGTAGCTCAACCGTCATCAACCCCAAGAAAATTCAACTCTTCGTCGCTATCTTGATAGGCAAGGCCAAGGTCAATCTGTGTTTTCTCGTCACCGTCTGGATGATAATCGTCTCCGCCGTGAGTCACGGCTCCGTATTTTTCGTAAACTATACCAGCTTTAGCAAGCATCTCTTTGGCTTTTTTTAGAAGCCATTCCGCGCTCCCGACAATATCGGCAGCCTTTTTGTTTTTAGATTCTACTGGCCCCGCCCTGAAATCATTCTTTGATGGTCTGGATGCAAATAAATGAGCTACGTAATAACATTCGGCGGCTAACGCTAAAGCCCCTTTGTCGGCATCCGCAGCCGTTAGTGTTGTAAGGTCGGTTCCTTTATTAGATAGAATTTCATTCAACCAACCATCACCAGCCGGGATATATGGAGCCAAGGCAAGGGTTGCATCAGGAGCCTCGGTAGTCGTCCATCCGCCAGTTGCTTGTACTTGCGCAGCAGTTATATTAGCCATCAGCTTCCTTTATTTGATATTTTGCTAATATTTTGTCACGCTCTTCAATTGTTTCGGCGTTTGCCAATTCCCTTAGAACCTGCCGAGACATTTCAAGCAGATCAACAAGTTGTTTGTTGTTCTTTTCGAGCTTGGACACATATATCGTATACTGCCCTATCAATTTCTGGGCTTCTTCCAATTCGGATTTGACTCGTTGGTATTCATCAGCCTCAGTTTGATTAATCCGAGCGGCTTGTTCCTGTCCAGCAGGTACGGTTCGGCTTTCGTTAGGTTTTGACTGTGCATATCCAGACGAGCCAAATAAAATCATCAGACAAACTATAATTAATGCTCTTTTCATTTCTTTCTCCTTTCTTAGAATTCCCTTTTCATTTCTCCGCTAAACACAAAAAACAATCCGACTTGACCAAGTACATCAAACACAACATATTTTCCATATCTTTTTGTAACATCGTTTATATTTTTAAATGTTCTTACATGAGCAGGATTGTCAAAACAGGGAACCGATGCAACAACTTTTTTGCCGAATGGTATTTTTTGAATTAAAGCAATATCCTTTTCAAGGTGTTCCAAGACTTCGGACAAAACATAATAGTCTGCATCGGGCAACGGACAAGTATTTAAGTCTGCGCAAATAAAAGTATAATCCGGCACTAATTTTTTCGCCATATCAATGGCTACATGCGAAAAATCAATGCCGATATAATCTTGGAAACTTTCATCCCGTAAATATTTCGCAAATTGACCAGGCCCACAACCCAAGTCTACGATTCTCATTTTGGGGTTCATGTTTTTTACAAAAACATTCCAAATAGGATAGTATGGTGATCGCCTATAATGCACTTTATAGTCTTCAGAGTACCTGTAAACTTCGTCATAATATTTGCTGTTTTGTTCCATAGCGTTTTCTAAAAATTATCATAAAACTTGGTTAGGTTTCCGATAAAATTTTCCATAGATAGCTTCCGCCTGTGCATCGCAAGGTTTGTTCGTTTTTGTATGTGTTCATCCCATCGTTCAATAAATTCATCCGGCGTATTGGCCACTATCCCAATATCATATTTTTCAATAAGTCTGTTTACCTCCTGCACTCCAAATGAAACTGACGGTATGCCAGCCGCAACCGCGTCAAAAAATTTATTGGGCATATTAATATCAAATACTTTTATTTTTTTGTTATTAGCTAACCAGTTACCTACTATATTCCACGAGTGTTCGCCTAACTTCTCAATAACCAAACTCATCATCATTTTAGATATTCGGCATCCTAAATTCATGTAGTGAATATTCAATTTATCATCTGCACGGGCTGTAATAGACGGCGTATACATATATATTTGACATTTCCCTCTCAATGCCTTACATAAATCCGTATAATTCCTCCATATCTCTCCACTGTTTATTACATCCATTGAGACCCCACCATTAATTACGGCACCACCGTAGAATCCCTGGGGTTTTGTTATATACCAATCTTCCGGGCAGGCCGGAGGAATGAAAGTTGTAGGTTTTGATGTTCGTGTTTTTATCTCTTTCTGGCAACCCAAACTTGGCAAAACCAATCCATTTGAGCAACCAATAGCCATATCCTCATCGTACCATATTACTTTTTCACCCGTAGCATCAACCGTCTGTTCGCCAAAAAGCCATCTATTAGAATCGTGAACATCAAGGATAATCTTTGCCTTTGGATTCAATTCTCGAATCGTCCATGCCATCCAGTCGGGCGTGTTGTGAACATGGAATATATCAACTTTGCCAAAGAACAGTTTTATTGTTGATCTGAATTTTTCCGGTGTTTCATAATAATTGATGCTATCGTAAAGACTTTTATCATACTCTTTGGGTAAATGAGAAATTAATCGTATTTCATAACCAAGATTTTTAAGTACCCACGCTTCTTTTGTGACACGCGCACAATTGTGATGAGTAATAAAAGCGAGTTTTGGCTTCTTCATCTATTTATCCAATCTATTTATTCTTTGATTTCTCTTAACACAAATTTCCTATAAAGTGATAATTGATTAATATTGAGATTTCCCTTTGCGTCAAGGTTTTTTAATGCTTCAACAATCAGTTTTTCCGTATATTCTCCAAATACGATTTCTTTTTCTGGCACTGCGTCCCATTTAGCATTTATACTGCCATTGGGATTTTGTTTAGCTTCAATCGCAACTCGTTCCTGTTCGTTGGGTGCAAGTTGATCCTTTAAGTCGTTGATGACTTTCCAATCGCTAAAACTCGCCTTTTCGGGCAACAGCGAAAGTACAATAAATCTTTCGAGCATGCTCAGATTGACTTTGAATGGAACATACTCTGCCGTAAGGGATGTAGAAAATAACAAAATACCAATGAACAGCCCGATACTCATTTGCGCACGTTTCATTTTAAATTCTCCTCTCTGTTTTAAATAACGGGGCTGTTTTTAGGCACAGCCCCAAAGCCTTTTTTTTAATTGTAATTATCGTAGATATATACCCAGTATTTCGTACTGGTATTCCCATCGATATACAAGGGTACGGCTCCGATCTTATTTGCTCCGGTATTTCCATCGGCAGTATAGCCCATTGATGTGCTTCCATCCTCGTTATAAAGGTAAAACAGCGCATCCGTCGTAGTGCCTGAAACATTCAGACTAAATGGGCAAGCAGCTGTTTCGTTTCCCGCGCTCAACATGTGCATTCGTGCGCCGAAGATAGCAATGGCATTCGTAAGGTTGCCAGAATCACCAGTATTAACCCAGATACCATCATTGCGAGCCGCAACCAGATTCCCGCCTGCGGCCACTGCACTGTTTACGTTTACCCATGCTGAAGCAGCAGCGAGATGACCTGCATTTGTTCCTGTCGTAGTAACATCAACTTCAATCGCCGCACCGTATCCATCACCAACGTTAGCGTTTGCCATACTTGTTGCTATGTGTGCGCCCCGCGTAAACGATCCAGTCACATCAATACCGTAAGCTGTCCCGCTTGTTAATGTTCCACCAGCGATGTCAATTCCAATCGAAGATACTGTTCCGGTTGTCTGAGTGCTATTTGGCATTTGTATATTCACACCACGCCAATTTATTGTTCCAGCACCCGAACTCTGTACTAACGCTCCAGCCGTACTAAGATTTAACCCGTAAATCGCAGTTGTATTAGCTGCCGTTTGGCTCAACGCCGGTAACTTTAAGCTAATTGCGGTAACATCCTTGTCAGTTGTCATGGTAACATTGCCATTTAAATCCATCTCAAAACCAATGGCGTCATCGTCTAACGTAGTAGCACTGCCAAAATCAGCATCAATTAAAGTGCCGGACACCCATTCAGTTTCGAGTTGTAGATCAATTGCGGCACCGGCAGCCGATGGTGCTATGGTTACAGATGTTCCGCTTACTCCTGCATCTGACGCAACACTTCCAGCGGTAAAGTCGCCATCTACATCAACGCCACCAGCAAAACCCGCAAATGCAAGATTATCAGATGTGTTGATTGTTACTGTACCTTGATCGTTATCACTCGCAATAAACGTAATTTGACCAGATGTTCCAGCGTTAGCACCGGTTGACATTGTTGAAGCAGCCGTGACCGTTGCATCAGAAGCAATCGTTCCGCCCGTAAGTGCTCCGACCACATCGGCATCACCATTGACAGTAAGATTGTCACCAACGGTTGTTTCGGATGTCGAATGTCCAATGTCAACCGGGCTTCCCGATGTTCCGGTATTGATGTCAATCCCGTTCGTCGTGTTAGAATTGTCAAACGTCATGGAAGTTGTACTATTGACATCAAAAGTAGTCCCGTCCGCTGCAAACGTTCCATCAATATCGGTATTGTCCAGATTTGCCGTTCCGTCAACATCCAAATCAGTTCCTACATCTAAACCCGCCGCAAGGTCAATTTTTTTATCAAACGTATATCCAGCACTTTGAGTAGATGTGAACCCCCACGTAGCATTTGTAGGGGTGGCATTTGCCGTGATAGCGATTTGGAACGTATCATCGGTATCACCCGCCGCATCAGAATCAGCATCACCAATAATCTTGAAAGCAGGTTCATTTTCGTCTGCGGTAGTATATCCGACCGTCAAACCTGTGCCGATATGTGCCTGTTTCGCAATTCCCAATCCGCCGTCTGACTGAAGCGCTGCAACCGTTGTGCTTGATGCGTCCGTTGTATTTGTAGACTCAATTAAATACTGTGTCTGGAATTCGCCCTCTGCCTCGGAAAAAACCATATAGAATGCAGTGGTATTAATTAAACACCTTAACGTATTATCATACCAGACGTTGCCGGAGGCATCCGTGATGTCATCGAAATGGAAGATATATCCGTAATCTTCCCAATTCGCCTTTGCGGTTCCGTTTCCCCATAGGCCGGTTCGCATAAATGCCATTGGGAATGATGTCGGATTTGTTATAGACGAAAAGTTTTCAGGAGCTTCAATTTCTGCATCAAAGGCATAATAAGCCCCACCACTCGGAGACTTGGCTGGTAAATTGATTTCGGCACAAATCGCAGCCGCCATACCGCCACCCGCATCTCCGGTAGACCCTGTACTATAATCCACTCGTCCGACAATTCCGTTCACCCAGGATCCGGTTTGAACATCTGCAATGACTTTAGCGTAAAATGCCTCAGAAATCGCACCTGCGCCGGTTTGGGTTAGCGTAACTGTTGTAGCCCGCTCTGTTCCAGAAGTGTTTGCGTTGGTCTGTACTACGCTCAACAGGTCTTCGCTTTCATCCCAAAAAACATAATTCCCGGATGTGGCACCGAAAAACTTGACGTCATATCCAGTATCGTCTTCGCCGACTGTCAGGGCACCTGCATGGGTAAGCCCATAAATCGTTATGTTAGTTAAGCCATCCTTAATCCAACTTTTGAAGGTTCCCACGTTACCAAAGCCGGAAGGTTCACGATTCTGTGCGAACAACGGAAATGCAAATCCGATCATTAAAAGAAAGATGATTAATCGCTTCATTCTTGCACCTCCAAATTTTCAGAAGTATCTTCATTATCATTTTCAGAAGTATCTTCGTTTACTTCCAAATTTTCAGAAGTATCTTCATTGTTAGGTTTCACTGCAGGCGAAACCCGCCGCCCCCTTAGCCTTGCCCTTTCTTCCTGCTCGTTCCGCAGCCGTTGAAGTTTTTTCTCGCGATCTTCTGCATACCGTTTTTGGGCTTCTTCGGTTGTGCTCACCTTTTTATCATAATACTTTTTCCACTTCGAGGCTGCTTTATTTGAGTTGTCTAATGCAAGTAGCCCCTGACTGATTTTGTCATGATAAAAGGGTACATCGGGAACCTCGTGAGGGATTTTTTTATCAATCATATATTGGTTAATGCTCATATAATGATTATAATTCCCCCTCACAGGACAGGACAAGGAGAGAGGTTTCTTTTTCTTGCTTGTTACATATATTACACCCATAAGTCACTCCTTACGAAAAATCAAAATCACAAACAGCGTTTTCGTCAATTATTGCATGCCCCGCTGCATAACTAATAGCAGTACCCTTGATTTGCTGTCGGATTAGATTTTCGGTTTCGGTCAATACACTACCCATCGTTAGATGCTCAATGCCGTAATTTTTGTCAACACCGTAAAAATGGGAAGTTGTGATCGTACTGGTATCCCACTCGTACATAACTGGCATAACTAACTGTGGCACAACCTCCTGGGTGAAACTTCGCATATCGTAAGGATTTGTATAATCCGCAAGAGCATTGATCCATTTACGGACACCGGCCTTTTTGCCAACAAGTACGGAAACCTGATACGGAGAACTCATAATCGTGCGAACTTTCGTCACTTCCTCGCCATCAATTACTCCCGAAGCATCGGCAGATGCAGTAGCACCCGGCGTGTTTGAATTGCCGTCGCCATTAATCATAGTATAAAACATATCATCGGTTTCATCAACTTTAATCTGTAAACCAATTCGATCAAGGGCAACAGCAAAAATATTCAGGCGCATTTGTTTAATATCTTCATAACTCTGTGTCAAATAGGTGCCGAATTTCTGAAGAGTAACCGTCTGTTTGCCAACGACGATTTTCGTTTCCTTCATTTCTTCGCGTGGTTCTAATTTTGAAGTTTGCTCATCCGCCTCAGCCGTTTCAATGTAAATTTTGTAATAAGTCATTGAATCAAGCATGGTTTCACGAGCAGCAAAAATCGGAACCATATTATCTTTTTTGCGACCTGCAAAAACTTGCGTAGAAATTGCTTCGGGGAAAAGAACGTCGGCTCCGGAAAACTGGAAAAACTTCCCGACTATATTATCGGTTCCGATACCGTCGAAACGAATACCACATGCTTTCAAGCCTTCCTCAAAAGCAGTTAGGGGGGGGGTCTCGCCATTTGCTCTCATTTTTGCCTTTTTGTCGAATATCTGAGAAAGCGAAAGCCCGTCATAAATAGTTTGCTGCCCCATTTTTTCAGATTTCAGCTCCTCAAGAAACATAGTAAAAGACTTGCCATCTTTAGCTGCATGTTTATACATACCGGATTCGAGTCCGTCTTTGGGATACCATGCCTCTACAACTTTAGAGCTTTTCATGGGGTCAATTCTTGGTGTATAAGCCATTTTAGCCTCCTTATACCATCACATCAACGCGGTTGGTCGTGGGCACGTCTACGGCAATTACAACACCAGCCCCACTTGCACCGGCATCTTCGATATTCATATAAGTCGTATCGTCAACCTTGAAAGTATCTTGCAAGGCAGTCGTACCATCATAGGGCAGATTAATAATCTGTGTAGGCGCAAACACATTGCCATTTTGATCCGTCATCAGGAAAAAATGAACAGTCAATGCATACGAACTTCCACTTACCCTATAATCAACGATTTTGCCGTGTGGCACGGCTCCGGCAGCAGCACTTGTCACTTCATAATTATTGGAAAAAGTTGCCGTAACGAGTTTTCCAATAACATCTGTTCCAGCAGCCACAAGAGCATCAATTTCACTTTCAAATGTAGAATCCGGCACGCAACCAACCCTCGTAATACTTGGACGGTCGCCACCACCTCTTACTCTGGACATATCTAACCTCCAATGCTAAATGCAGAATCGGGAACGTGTATAATTTCCTCTGATTCCCCTTTATTGTCTTTTTTGTCTGGGTTAAGATCATCGTTGTTGTCGGGCAAAATACCCTTCAACTCGAATTTCTTGTCAACCGCCTCCTGATATTCCGTATGCTGGGCAAGTAATTTTTCAAAAGACAAATCTTCAAGAAATTCTCTTTTACTATCAGCTTTTTCCTTTGATACTAAGCCTGCCATACATCCAAGTCTAACTGTATCCTCGATCAATTGCTTGTGATACTTTTCCCACTCGTCGGCCTTGATTTTCACATCCTTAGCATTCTCGGCGGTGAATTCCTCGCCGAAAACCTTTTTTACGGCAGTCAACTCTTCGGTCGGCTCTTTCATCTCCGATTCGATGTCTGCGACCTTTTGCTGAACTGCGTCTTCAATGTCGGCCTGGAGGGTGTTAATAGACTCTTCGTCAAGCTCGATTTCCTTTGAAAAGCCAACAGAATCCACTGTAAATTTCATGTTTCCTCCTGGTTTATTTTTTTTCTTAACAGCAAGGCTACTCACAACCTTCGCAGCGGCTTCAAATATCCCTTTACGTGATTCGCAATGGTTTCTCGCTGCGGAAACACTCCACGTCTTTATCTTATATCTTAATGATTGTATTTCTGATTTTCCGTCTTTAATGCCATATATTACATCTATACATTTCCCGTCGTGTTTTTGCTCGCAATTTTTCCGTGCGAATCTTTCGTACTGACTGGGGTCTTTCAATCTGCAGGCGTGTTCGTTTTCGTAGGGTTTAATAACTTCGGCATAAGTAATTTTCATTCCTTCATCTTTTTCAAGCTCAGGGTTGACAGTTTTCGTTTCCGCTCCCCGTTGACTCTCTACACCCACCAAAGACCCCTCGGCAGCTTCCAAAAAATCAGTTAAAATATATTCCTCGTAAAGTTTTTTGCCTTTTTCATCCTCAATGTCTTTAGTCTGCCCGCCCACAAATCCAATCGAAGACGCCCACAAGCCGGAATCAAGATCATTGATAATTTCCGTTTTTTCTTTTGGCACATAATAACTACCGACCAGCCACAATACTCCACTATCTTGCTGGGCGATCTTCTTCTGTAATGTCCGGTTAGCTTCGGACGGAATATGTCCACCCAAGGCCTTCAATCCTTCATCAATGCCCGACGTTTCTATATCACTCTTAAAATACCTTCCAATGACACCCTTTGAACCAGGCCAGTCATGGGACGGTAATTTCCTTTTCCCGACAATTGTATTCTTTAGACGTTCCAATACCTTCGGGGGAAATCTCTGGCTATCACGGTCCAAAAGATTGAATGCCAGATGATCCCGAAATACCACAAAGTCTTCCTTCGTCTTTGTCCCTCTTTTCGCACCTGGTATATATTCTTTCATCAGCTCCCAATCTTCGTCGGTAGGTTCAAGACGTTCGGCGGGCAACATGGAAACCTTAACCATTTTATCCATTGCTATATCCTTCGTGTGTTCTTCAAACCATGCCTCACATTCTTCTATTGTTCTGAATGTTTTTTTGTCTTGATTTTCAATGTTCACTTGTTTATGGATAAAGTTTTCTTCTGCGTCTTCATAAACCCGTGGGAACCATATCATCCCGTCTTCGGCGCGGATGCCGTCTTTCTCGTAATTTATTATTTCATCAAGCGCGAAAAGATAATTGCGTCTTGATTCGTTTAAAAATCTCATTATTAATTCCCAACAAAAAAGCCGACCCTCTTTTCAGAGAATCGGCTGTCGTACAGCTCTATTAGTATCAGGCGGTCGAACCGCTCTCAAATGTCAATGAAACTTTATCTATCTTCTGTTGGCTCTTGCCATAAACTCGAATTTACAAAACAGACCACTTTCTTGCACTTTGGACATTTGATCTCAATGCCATCGGATGTTACCTCGTACAAAAAGCGATTACAAGTTGGGCATCTGTTTTCGCCCAACTTTAAACATCCTTTAGTTCGGCGAGAAGCCACCAAAGCCTCCGCTCTCCTCGTTTTTCTTGCGTCCCCGTTTCCCTTTTTTTACTTCGGCCCCATTTCCACCAAATTCCTTTTCCTCGCCCTCTGCAATATCCGCGACTTTTTCAGCACTTCCCCGACGCTTTGAACATTTAGGACAAAGCAAGGGTACGGTGTTAGGGCGGCCCGACTTGTAGCGTTTGTAATCAGAAACACAAACACTGATGGGGGCTCCACATTTTTCACAATATACAACTGGCATTAGTTACTCCTTTATTTTAAATATTTCAACATCCAATGAAGGGAAAATACATAAGCCGGTATTCCCAAAACTGCCACGGCAACAATTCTACCGAATTCATGCCAAGTCATTTCTCTAAGATTTAAACCGAAAGATACTCCCGAAATAACAAACATCAAGGCCGAAGCCCACTGCGTTATATGCCACATCCAGTTTGCAGTTCCGCATGTTATTTGAGCAAAGCTATATACGGAATAAACTAAACACGCAATAATAAAGATAATCGCAGCAACCATTCTATGTTAGATTTTTTTTAAGTGTAAGTGCAATCCAACCCATCGTCAACTCAAGAGCCTGATGTTCATTAAATCCACTTGCAATATAAGCATCGAATACTTGTTTTTGTAGCTTTGCCAGAGGCTCAATTGTTTCTGAGTCAAAAGCTGGCTTTTTACCCAAAAGATTCTGAGCTTCTTCAACTGGGTCTTTTTTCTTTTGCTCTGCCATTTTCAAATCCTCCACTCTATGTTTTCAAGCTCTTCTCTTGTATATAGTCTACTATATGGTGATTCTCTTTGCCACGGTCGCTGTATCGGTTTATCCGTTACGTAAACAACTCGCCTAACACAAAGACAGTGTGGGTGCGTATCCGATACCGGATGCGGGCCTCGTCCTGCCGACCATACTCTTCCCTGAAATTGCATACATATAGGACACGCTGTCGGAGCCGCACTCCAGCGTTCGTAAGGGATTTGATATTGTCTTATGCTCGATTCAAAAGCAGCATCGGCTGCCAATACGGATTCAGATCGTGCGAGCCGTCTCCAATACCAAGCTTTGCCTTCCCCCACCTCTTTATGAAGCCATCGTGCAACTTGAAGCGGGTTTTGTCCTTCTTTTGCTTTTTCCCGTAAAGCAATTTTTATTAATCTAATATGCTTTTTACCAAGCTCTTCCTTGATCCTGTTCCCACCATCACGGATTACGGCACGTAAATAGGGATTATCTAAAGCTGCCTGAATACGTCTTCGTTTAAGTTCTTCGGAATCAACATAATCCGGTAACTCTCTCAAAGCATCCCTAAAGACTTGATCAGTCCCGATGCTAAACGCAGATAATTGATGAAACGGATAGGTGGCCGACATCGGATCGACGGTTTTTACTGCTTCCGTCCCCAACAACTCCTCACGCCATTCATAAAACACACGGTCGAGTTCTTCGTTCATCATTAGCGTGTATCGGAATTTCCCCGTCTCTCCCACATCATCCACATCCGTAAACTCGGCCTGCCTAACCGTTTCTATATCCGGTAATGCTAATATATTGAGAATCTCAATTTCTTGCTCTGTTGCTTCTTCCATAAAAGCATTAAAGAAATCTGCTTGCAATTTTCGCATTTTAGGCCAACGGTGTTTTCTACTGGCAAGTTCAAGTTCATGGAAATTCGGAGTTGTAACTTTAAAACAACATACGCCCTGCCCGTCGGGTATTTCAAAACCCTTGGCTATTGCTATTTTTCGCAAGCGGTCTGTATGTATTGAGATGTCAAGTTGGGCATTAATCATATAATTAGTTTAATGTCTACGCTAAAATCATTAATTCCACCAATCGTATAAAGACTTTTTCCTAAATAAATTTGCACGTCTCTAACTTCCGGCGCATTGTCTATCAGCTCCTTCAGTTGCTTTCCAATATTTTGTTCTATCTCTTCTACTTTGCTTTGTAATTCTTTAGTGTCCATCTTTAATTATCTCCCCTTGCTTTTTAGGAGGGTGCGTATACACAACACTCGAAGTATCTTCATGTTGACAATAAATATATCTATATGATTCTCTATGCAAGCCCACCACACTCCGGACATTGCACAATTTGATAATTCAACAATCTTTTCGGTTCACAGGCTTCACCACATCGTATTGGTATTTGTCGATTTTTAACAATTTTTAATCCAAACCCAAAACAGGTGGTACAGTTTTCTACATGATGAATAGGACATTTTTTACAAACTCTATGTTCCTGTCCTAAATTATTTTTCAACAATATCCTCTTCTTGTTGACATTCCATTCCCCCCTATTCTATTTCCCTTGCCATTCTTGCTAAATACGATCTTTCTTTGACCTTTGCATACCAGTTAGACGGTAACTTAGTTACGTCAAAACCCTCTCTGTCCAATGTTTCCCTTGCACTTTCTTCATCAGCCCATCCGTAGGCAATAGCCATTTCAAGAGCTTCAAGCATATTTTTAATGGCTTCCCAATTGCTCTTTTTTGCATCGGCTCGTTCGGTTTCCCCCAATAACATAACTTCAGGCCATTTCATGCTCCATTCTGCTCCAGCATCACCCGTAAGCTCCAACATGGTATCGATAATTCTTTCAACAATTGGATTGATCCGTTCCCGTTGTGCGTTGAGATTAGACATTAGCAATAAATTTTGCATTACCGACATACGTTCGGAGGTAGACCAATGGACTCCCAGGGACGAAGGATGAAGGCCGGTATTTGCGATCAATTGCTCTAAAAGCGTTCTGACGGAATCTTTGGTTGCTATTAACTTTGCATCTGCGCCCAATGTTTTTATATCCCACGTACCACCAGGCGGTATACTTAATCCGATATCGGTTACATTCCCGCGCCTTTTCAGTTTTGAAAGTTTACCCAATTGCTCCATGAATTTATCTCTTGTATAATCTGCTTCCTCAACGGTTCCACCCTCGGGTGGGGCAAAAGCACCGACGAGAGATATATCCCCGAATCTCTGCACTTGATTTTCAAAGGATTTTTCCCATCGCAAAAATGCCTGGCTCGGCCACATACAAGAATAAAGCAAGCTATAACCCTGCGGATGTCCCTGTCTTCGATCAAAAGCCAAGTAATAAATCAAATCCATATTTTCAACAGGCAGTGGCATAAAATGATTGTCTTTATAAGTGCCGATAACAAGTTCGCCCGTCTTTTCATCTTTTATAAAACACATAGATTCGGCAGAGGCTATTTTCAAACGATGAACATCTGTCATTGTTTTTGTTGGTACAAGTTCTCCCCAACCACCACCCACTTCAAAAGCTGAATCCTCTAATTCGTCTAAGAAAGAACCCAATCCTCTGCCAAAGCGATTTACCTGAACTTTTTGAACAAAGTCTTCTATTTTCTTTTTTACGGAATCGGATGGAGAATCAAATATCGGGTCACCAATAAGCTGTACGAGTTTCTTTATGGCTACATTGAAGAAGGGTATTTTTTCCCTCAATTCACGGTAGGCCCCCATGTTGTGTTTCAGGGGATTATAGGCATTAAATATAGATATTCCACTTTCGTAGGTTTCCCGTGTCTGCGATGTTGCAGATGCCTGTCTTTGGGGTTTAGGGGGTTGGGGTTTTCGCAATCTTACCTTGAAGGGGCGAGTCGAGATGTTTATATCCAAAATAAACTCCGCCGAATTAGGATAACATTCAACGGATATTAATTTAATATTATATTATTAATTTGTCAAGCAAGTATACGCAAATAACGTATAGAAAAAATATTTACAATCCTGCCCTAATTTCTTTTCATTAAAGCATGCCGTTTATGTTATGTTTTAAATATTACTATAGTCCCACTCAGTAGGCCGATGGTGCTGCCAGAAGTGCTTAAACCCTTCCTCAGAGGTTGCCGTTACTTCATCTTCAAAGTCACCAGCCACCGTTCCGTATTCAGGGTGTGTGGCACTAAATGAATTAACCCATGTGTAATAGTCCTCGTGTACTTCACCTGTAATTGTCCATCCGTCTGCGTGTGTTTTCGTATGGACTCCACCCGTAGCATCGGAGTCCGTTACTTCTGAAACATCCAAGGTAAGTGCGCCACGGGTGCTGTTAAAATCTTCCCCAAATTTTTTGCTAATCATCGTTATCTCCAAAGTAAAAACATAACAAGGCTAATTAACGCGGATCGTCTTCGTCGCTCCGCTCCTCAGCCGCCTGGTTATTGGCGGCGTTAGCCACACACAAAATGCTTCCCCACAATTTTATTGCCACAAAAAGGACAGAATTTATAATCTGTTTCAACCCATTCACAACCCTGATGTAATGTTATATCATTTCCACAACTTGTTGTATGATATGGGTCATAATCCCCAAGTGTTCGATATGTCCATTTACATACCCCACCCGCATTTTGTGGCCCACCCTTTCCCTGATTCCCACCACTGACTAACCCGCTACTGCTATTTGTTTCAGACATCCATTCTTTTATTTTTTTATATTTGTTCATCTTCAAACATTGCTCCATTATTAGATTTCATAGTACCAATCCCTTAATGTCCTCGCTGTATAGCCGACCTCTTTGGACAAATCCTCACAAGCCCGCCGGACGTAATCACGTACGCCACGCTGCCTTAATGTTTCTATCCGCCCCTCTAACACATGGCGGATTTCATCATGCCTCACCTTGGTTGTTTCGCGCATTTTCCCTTTTCACTATTTTAACCAGATCAAAAACTTTTCCTCACCTATTTTTAATATTCCATATGTAATATTCCATAGATTGGTCACAATTCTCAAATACGGCCCAACATTCTGTTTTGTAATTTTTCCTGATTTTAGAATGTTCTAATGCGGCTTCTTCGTCCTTATATAAAGCCACAATTCTATTCGGCCAACATCTTTTATATACAGCCCAAATCTTTTCTACCCCTGCTGTCATGTCATTTTCCTTTCTTCAGCTATTTGTTATGGCGGCTACTTTTCAGAGACGGAATCATCAACCCCATCCCCACAACTTAGTCTCTTCAATTTAGATGCCCACAATCCAGTAATTCTTGCCTGTTTCCCATTATCATATTTCACAATTGCCAATAATGTATCATCTGGAATAATAACACCGACTACATTCCATTTATTTGAATCTCCACTCAAATCCTCTATGCACATATTTGTAATATGTTGTGCAAGGTTTAACAACCCCTGATTTAATTTGGTATCTATAATAACCCCCTTCTTAATCTATGGGTCTTGGTTCACCAAGTTTGACAGGAGAAGAAGATACCCTGCCTTTTATGGGTAACAATTCCTTTAACGCCCAAACAAGGGCATCCATCCTATTGGGACTCCAGCCGCTGCCGGGTGTATAGGTACACATTTCATCTTCCAATTTTGGGAATATGCCAACATGGTGTACGTTTCCCTCTTCATATTGGAATGATATGGGTTCGGCCCGTATTGTCTTGCCCCGTGATGCTGTTATCAATCTAACGGGTAAATTAGGCCCCGCTGACTGAATCACACTCTTGACCATATCACCACCATAGTTCTTTTCTGCGATAACTCTGTCTGCTTCGTTTTCCTCAAAAGCTTGCGTAACGCTTTCAGCCCACCCCTCCGGTCTCGCATTAATAGAATAATCCGCCAAAACGTATCCATGATTATCATACCCAAGTCCAGCAACAATAATACCCGTTTCCGATGAATCTTTCTTTTTTCCTTGGGGATCGACACCTACAACGATTCTTTTCATTCTTGGTGCTTCACTGACTCTTGTATTATCAATGATTGCTTGTGTCCACAGGGCTCCGGGAACGTCATCAATGTCTTCGGCTAAGATTTCTTGCTTATAGGCAAGTTGGGTCATATCTATAGCAATTTCGTCAAGGGCCCGTTCGTCAATAAATGGATTTGCGTAACTCGTGAAATGAAATGCTTCCCAGCGACCAGATGTATCCTTCTGTGCTTTTTTGAACATTTTAGAAGCGTGGCGGGGATCAAAGGCTTTAGTAACCCCCCTCATCCTAAAACTTGGGGGGGTAAAAATAAAAACAGCATCACCATTGTTATCTAAAAGCATCGGAGCACCAACAATCTCCCAGGCGTCTTCATTCATTAATTGAAATTCGTCAAGAATGAGTATATCCGCCCAGTCACCCCTTAGTGTATCTGCATTCCAAGCCGTTTTAGCCTTTATCCTAATATCCGTATTTGGCACTTCAATAATATGTAAATTCTTGTCCCTGAATAATATCTTCTCTGATATAACAGGCTCTAAAACCGTATTAATGAAATGCCAAAAAGCCCCTACCTGTTCTACTGTAGGAGCTCCATATAATACCCTCTTTCCATCTCTAAACCCATGTAATGCTATTTTCCCACACCCAATAGTTTTGCCACCACGCCTTCCAGCTTTGACGATTTTCCTTTTAGTGGCACTTTCAACGAATCGCTTTTGTTCTTCGTGTCTCTTTCCAGTTTTGGGATTTGTATAACCAGGAATGACTATCCTATGTATCGTCTCCATCCACAAACTCTATAATATGTTTAATGGGTTCCTTGCCTCCGCCTACTTGATACCTACGTCCAAAGTCCTCGTTCTCCGTTCGTTCAAGTATCCATGCTAATGCCTGCCACGCCTTTGTGGGTAAAGTGATTGTTGTTTCAAATTTAGCCTTGCAATCCGGGCACTGAACTTGTACCCTTGTCTCACCCACACCCGCTGTACGTATATGGCTTAAAATATCTTTTATTTTATCAGCACGCGCTTTTTTTACAACCTCAGAAAATTCAGGTTTTTCTCTTTGCCACGCATAAAATGTTTCCTCACTAATATCCACAAGATCGCATACCTTTTTTATGGGTACGCCTTCTCTTAGGCTGGCTACAATAGCATCAACAACTTCCTGAGTATATTTCATATTCTTACACCCCACTACTTCTCGTTTTACGGATTTCCATACTTCCACAACCTATCTATTTTCAACCGTTTTGATTAAAAACGCTTCCCGCAAAAAGGGCACAGCTTAAATAAGGTAGTTTCCTCCTTGCAATAATCTCCAATATTATCATATATCAATTGGAATTCCCATCCATTAATTAAACGTCTGTATAATAACCTAAAATTCAGTGTAGCGGTTTTTCAGGTTATTACCAGTCCGTTATACGTGTTTGCAAGAGGTTCTTATCTCCAATTTAGATGCTGGAGATGAAATACCTCTTTCCCCACATTGTAGACACGTCCATCTTCCGAAACCACACAAATCATAGGATAATACATTTGATGGGTGTTTGCAATTAGATTTATCTGGATGTGGAATATTAATAATATTTTTAAGGTTGTTAGGGGTATACAATAAATGTGCTCCACAATCCATGCAAACCAAAGATAAATCCGAAATCCACATATCATTTTTTGATAAATTTTCGGGTCTGATATGCCCCCGCAATTCAAGTCTTTTATGTTTACACATAATTCATTCCTTTATATTTTTAGGGTAAAGGGCAAACCCGTATAACCAGCGTTAGAACACGGACAGCCACCCTGCCCACGTCCTTGCCTCTGCCGGTTAAACGCAAGCCGTTATGCCCCAATCAGGGCTAAAAATGTTTTAAATATAATTCTTCAATTTCTTTCTCTCCGAGCAAAACGCCTTCGCCAGTCTTACACACTTTAAGCCATACTTGCCCGTTTTCGGCATTATGAGCGCAAAGTTTGTACTTGCCGACAATTATATCGCCCTGATTGCCCTTCCGCTCCGCATCTTCCCGGCCAGGCATAACTTGATTATGAACCGGACTTGCCCCACCAAACTTTTTTTGCAAATGCTCTGCAACTTTTACAATATCCCATTTTCTTCCAACTAAATGTTTATACCAATATTTTTTATTTGAATAACAACTAAGCATTTCTTGAACTATCTGTTCCCAATCCATTTTTACCTCCCGGCCTCAAGCCGGTTATAATTAGCGTTATGCCTCTGGCGGCTTAGGTAATTCTTGCCAGTATTTCGGTATAGTAAATTCCATGTCAAGATAAAAATTACCGTCCCTGTACATAGCGAAAAATGGTAACAATCCTTTTCCGTTTGAACACATTTTGTATCCTTCTTCCATCGGCTTTTCTTCGTCAGTAAGCCGCCAGCCCGTCCCTTCCTCACTGCCCGGCCCGGCATAACCCGTTGCTGCTACGGATGAAACCCGCCCAACACCGCTTTCCTGATCTTCAATACCCTCCTTAAAAGGGCATACATCACAGCACTTTGCACCAACCCTGCGATTACGCTTGCAATTCTGATAAAACCATGATTTTCTATCAATTTCTGGAAATTCCATTTTTTTATCCTTTCTCTTACCCCGCCGTTTCACCGCAGAGCATTGACGTTATGCGGCTACAAAAACTCGGTCTTGCCCCGCAACCCCAGGTTTTGTAATTTCACGTATTTCACCAAGCTCAACAAGCCTGTCAACATAAGCCATCATTGTCCATGATGTGTCACCGGAAATATCCGTAAGCGCAGAAAACATCATGAATGCCCCACCCTCATCCAGAAGCTGTCTTGCCTTATCTCTAACTTTCAAAAACTCACGTTGTCCCTCATCCGTAAATATCTTTTTTTTCTCAACATTGTAGTCATACATTGCAATTTTCTCCTTTTTATAATTTCGTTTCGCCGCATAACAATGTCATGAATGTGACCCCCGCCCTGTACCGAGGAAGAGATCCGCCGAAATCGGGTTCAGCCTCACAACTCCACCGGCACATTATGACAGACGTTATGTGCCTATGCCATCCACACTTCTTCTTTATGGTGGGAGCACGTACATTCCTTACTACAAATTCTCCACCAAGCATACCCAAAATGTCTTTGTCCTTTTGGAAATCTCCGCCATTCATAACATATTTGGCATGGTAAATCTTTAGTTGGTTTTTTCCAAAGATACTTTTTATGATCATACCATTCTTTAAAATCTATATTAGCCTCTCTTATTACATCTATGTTAAAATCATTCCCATATTTATCTATCTGTTCATCTGTGTATTCTCTCAATTTCATAAAACCCCTTTCGTTTCGGCACATAACAAATATTTGCATTTGTTTCTATGCCTTCGCGCGGCTTATGCTAAATTTAGGGCGGACGGCTTATTTAGAGATTCTTTCTTCAACCTCCCTGCCCACATTTTCAATATTTTTAATAATTTTACTAACATCTTCAGGTGGAACATAAATTTCATCACCATCATTAATGCAAAATGCTATAAACTCACCAATAATATACACTTCTAAGAAATCTCCATCCTTATCTTCATACTTATAACCATTCTCCATAACCCCACTCCTTTCAACTAATAAATCTCATTCAATATAATACTTTTTTTACTAATATTCAAGCTCTTTCTAAATCTTTCCAATTCAGCTTTTTCACCTTGCCATATTTCACATCGCCACCTCGCATGACATCGACTATCGGAACAACCTTTCCAGAAATCGTCGGGCTGTCTTCCACATGGGATAGACCATTTTTCTCTATCCAGTCTTTTACGCCACCGCTCTGTCGCTTGAATAGCTTTTGATAGTTTACCAAAACGTTTTATCCCCCTAAAAACAAATGTAGTGCTTAATGTATCCTGTGGGATATATCGCGGCCAATGTCCATATTTTTGATAATAGCCCCAAAATTCTTGCATGACCTCTTGTTTGGTATATTTAAGCATTGATTTGCCTTATAAATGTTGTGTTTGCCTGTTGGCTTCCCCAAATTCACAATCAAAAAACCATCTTTTGCACTTGGGGCAATACTTTTGTTTTTCACCCTTCTTTATCATTTCTTCGGCCCATGAATGCCATTGTAAATATCCAAGTTTTTGGGGGTTGTGAAAGTCACACATTTTGTTCATAGCCACCCTTTCAGTTCTACGTTAGTTGCTCCCCATTGCCACGCTACTTCTACTGAATACGGACTCTCGTTCCCGTTCTCGTCGTAGGCCGTTACGGCAAAGTAGTAAGTTATGTTTTTTCTGAAGCCGTCGATTTGAAAATGGGTGACGTCTCCGACATCGAAAAAAACCGTATATTTGCCTGACGTCAATCCATAGTACACCCGATAACCCGCCAAATCCGATTCCGTGTTTGGGTCCCAACTCACCACTGCCGATGCAAGACCGACGGTGTCGGGTGGAGCGGTATCCTGCTCGGCCCAGAAAACGACGGTATCACTTAGAGTTCGCTCAATATACAACGTGTTGATGACAACATAAATTAACACTTCGCCCGTGCCATCCAACTCAATGTAATTGTTCGGCACGCTATCACCCGGAGCCAGATTGATCTGTCGGCTCCATTGTGTCCCACGCACGCCGTCGTTGTTTCTGCCAAAAAACCGCTCGCCACCCCAAACAGCCTGATCGATCCGGTCTGGATAATTTCCTTCCAGACATACTAAGCCGATGGAATCAACGGACAAATTCAATTCATTGATCATTTTCAGGCTGAACTCATTCGTTGGATCCCCAATGATGTTACAGCTTAGGCTTCCCCAGATACACGGTTCCTCTGGCGGCTCCTCGGGCGGAGTATCCGGCGTTTCGGGTTGGCAGGAAATCAAAATAAAAGCGATCAACCAAATATATTTTTTCATTATGTTTGCCCTTCCCAATGTCTCCGTCTTTTCCCTTTTTTGTATGGCTTAATAAACCTCAAATATCGTCTCCCTGTTGGGAAATATTCTTTATCTAATTCTCGCTCAACAAAACCATTTTTTAGTTCAATAAACGCAAATCCAGCATCTCTGATAAATCTACTCAAACTTTCATCACCATAAATATGAATTGAAGCTTCACGGAAAAGTCTCTTGTCATCCCCATTAATCCTGACTTTCATGATTTTATCAAATTTTGTGCCCACAAATCACCTTTTTAGCATATTACACACTATTGTTATTTTTGATCTTGTGTACCTCACCGGTTATTAATAGGTTCACCGGCAACTGCCTTCCCCCAAAATATCAAGTGCTCTATTTAATAATTTTATAGCCTCTACTGGCCCACCTTGTTTTGGATAATCAGGTGCATTAAACATTTTTGATAGTTTATCAGCA